CGGGGGGGGTGGGGGAGGGTGGTGCGGCGTGAGGGAATGGGGGGGCGGATCAGTGGAATCAGGGGCCGAATGAGCAGGATCAGGGGGCGAATCGGGGGGCAAATCAGGGGGCGTCTTTAGGTTCATGGAATGAGGATGATTACGATATTGGTAATGAGGAGGAGGAGAATACAGATGATACTTACGCAACAGTCCTTCCCCCTAATGAAAGACAAGGTTTGAAAAATGCCAAAGTGATTGAACTAGAACAGACGGTTAATAAATTAATTGAAAACTATAAAAGGAGTGGTACTATTCCAGATGACGAAGTAAGAATAGCAACACTTGCTGAAATACAGAAAAAATTACAAGCAATAAAACTAGATATTCAGGTCAAAATAAAGGATGCCGCATATAGTGATAAGGCTACTACGCTAGAAGCAATATTACAAAAAATATTAGATAATGAGCATACTTATGTTAGTGGGAGAGATAGAGTTACCTCCGATGATGAAAGATTAGGATATGTAGAATTGAATGCGGATGATGAGTATTCAGACACTCTCAGAGTTGACGGTCAGCACGGCGGTTCAAACCTTAAAACCTCATCCCTAAAAATAGATGATACAATTACCCAGCCAGATAAAAAAAAGGAAGCAATTAAAGTTAAAACCGGCGTTGTTGACGCCTTAATCAAAGCGCTAAAAAATCTTAAATCTAATGCAGCAAATACGAACGGAATTGAAGGTTTAAATGAAATCAAGACATCGGTTACAACGATTAATGTGATTTTAAAAGAATGGGAGAATGAATTGTCCAGTTCTAAGGTCGGGGGCGATGGGCAAGGTCACGGGTCCGATGGGCAAGGTCATGGGTCCGATGATGCCAATGGGCAAGGTCATGGGCAAGGTAACGGGCCCTATATGCAATCTGGTGGCGCCGTTTATACACATTTTACAGATGATATAGGCAAAAATTTTGTCACTATGGATGCAAAAATAAAGCAGATGGCATCAAGTTTTACTACAGATCCCATTCAGATCCGTATGTGGAAATCAATTGAACTGAATTTTAATAAATATACAGAGAAAAAGAAGGCATTGGAGACGGCGGCAAAGGATGATGTTGATGAGACAAAGGGGAATGATATAATTGCATTGGAAGAAGCAGTCAAGACAAAAACAAAAGAACTTGAAGCAGCAAAAAAAACCGCTGCCGCTACTCCTGCTGCTACTCCTGCTGCTGCGCCTGACCCCGCTGCTGTCACTGCTGCCGAAACTGATCTTAAAACAGCAGAAGAAGCGTTAAAAACAGAAAACGACAAATTAGCCAATCCTTCTGCGCCGGATGCTAGTGCGACAAAGGGTGACGAAATCCAAATAAAGCGAATCAAACTCGCCATCGCCGAATTAAGGACTGCCGGCGAGACGCTTGTAAAAAGCATTGACGTGTTAATTCGCACGTTAGGCGGCACGGTGGAAAAACCGAAGGAGAATTTGGCCAAGTTATTAGCGGATAAACGTAATAAAGGCGTGCAACCAACGGCGGCGAAACCGGCTGCCTCACCAAACTTGATGCAACAGTTAGCAGCGTTAAAACAGGAGGTAGAAGACTTACGGAACCAATTAGGCAAAACCGACAAAATCGGCGATAACGAGTCGGCCATTCGGGCGATTATGATGGGGCAAGATGCCATTGCACACAAAATCAAATTTTTGGTGGATATTCCCAAATGGCAGCAGTTTAAGGTCATTGAGGAAGGGGTTAATACAACGGAAGAGCAAGTTCTCGGAAAAATATTAGATTCCTTAAAAACCGAGATAGATGACTTGATGAAAGAAGTTAAAAGTACAGAGACAGAGCGGGCTGCGTTACAAGCGGAATTGAAGACGAAACTTGAGGAAATAATAAATGCTGCTGAAAAACCGGATAAGGACGGGAAAAGGATAATTCAGAGTTTAACGCTGAACGATGTAATCAAAAAAAATAATGCAATTATAGTGATACTTCAATCACTTCTTGACAAGTTGATTAACATTAAAACAAAAAGAGACACCTTAATTAACAAAGTGTTTAAGAAGACGAATGAGAGTAGTAGTGCTAGTAGTAGTGGTGCTAAGGTTGGCGGAGGCGGGAAGTGTCAAGTGGGGGGGGAGGGGTGTAATGAGTTTAAGATAAAGGTTAAGGATATCAAAGACCCGGTGACAGCGTATGGGAAATTTAATACAGCGGATGCGCAGGGTACGGTGTTTAATAAGATAGATATTACAATACTAACTAATTCACCAGAAACACGAATGGAAGAAGAAACACTAATAGAAATGTATATATCTGAAAAATCTGAAAATATTGTTAGTAACTTCATTCCTAGAAATAGAAGAATATCCAAAGAGGGATTTAAATCTATGATTTCCGAAATTATTAAACAAAAACAATTAGTGGCGTTTAAAAATAAGGCAGATTGTGATACGTATTTAAATGAGGTCTCCTCTGGCAAAATGACTGGTACTGCCCTTGTCTCTAACCCACGCAACAACCCCATTCGCAAAAAACAGATATCTGTCTCTGCCTTTGGCCTTACCTCTGCCTCTGCCTCTAACCAATCCATTACCCCTGACCTTAATGCTGCTCCTGATTCTGTCCTTAATGCTAATGCTGATCCTGCCCTTAATGCTGCCCCTAAACTTCCCCCTCCCTCTGCCTCTAACCCTCCCCCTGGCTCTGCCTCTGACCCTACCCTTACCTCTGTCACTACCTCTAACCAATCCCAATCCCCTCCCATTGACCCTGGCCACCCGATCACGGGCGATACCTATAAACCATTAACAGTAAATGTAAATAACATAGATGGTGCTATTTTAGAAGTTGAGACTAAAAAAAAGGCAATAGAAGCAGAAAATGTTTTAATACAAGCCCAGTTGGATAAAGCAAGTAGCGGCAACAGCAGCACTTCAGGCAACAGCAGCAGCAATCCGGCGGCAAAGAGCGGCACCAATCCAGGCGGCGGCGGCAGTTCTTGCACTCGCACTAAACAACGACGACGCGGTGATAAAAAATCAACGAGAAGGAAGAGAAAAATATATAGGGGCGGGGTGTTGTCTGAGGCGGAGGAAATACAATTGACGAACATTACAAACCAGTTGGCAGCAGCAGCAGCAGCAAATAAAATTCTTCCTATTCAAACGATGCTTGAGACGGAAAAGAAAGCACTTGAAGAGAAAAAAGCAATACCTGGTATAGGTGAGGCTGCGCTTAAATTTGTACCTTTTTCTGGAGTTGCAAAAAATGCAGCTGATTTACTAAAGGCAGCAAAAGAAGAAGTAAACGAAATAGACGAAGGACCAAAAAATACCGAAGAAACAGACACACCCGTAGTAGTAGACCAAAACGCAGAAGGAGTAGACCCAAACGCACAAGTAACAGACCCAAACGCACAAGTAACAGACCCAAACGCACAAGTAACAGACCCAAACGCACAAGTAACAGACCAAACCGAAGGAGCAAACGTAGTAGCAGCATCCGACGTAAATAAAAACCAAACCCCAGAAGAAATCGCCGCAACTGAAGCAGCTAAAGTAGCAGAAAAACAAATAGCAGATGCAGAAAATACAGCAAAAGCAGAAGAAAAATTTAACAAATTATTAAATGACTCAAATACCGTAATAGTAGGCCCACAACCCTCAGACGAAAAAGGAGCATCAGGCACAGGCGACGGTCCAGACGCAAACGTAGTAGAAGGTTCAACATCTCCCACAGGAGAGGAAAATAAAGATAAAGAAGATAATTTACCACTAATTCTTGAAAAACTTAAAAAGATTGGGATAGCTGAGGATGAAGGTACACTTAAAACGGCTCTAGGAGTCAATTTAGCAAACAAAACATATAAAGAATTTAATGATTTTATACAAACTAAGGATAAGGAGACAGATTTACAAAAAATTTTTGAAGAATTTAATAAAGGAGCAAGTGAAGAAGGAGAAGCAGCACCAGGAGAAGGAGAAGCAGTAACAAATGAAGGAGAAGCAGCACCAGGAAAAGAAGAAAACCCAGACGAAGTAGTTCCAGTCCCAGAAGAAGAAAACACATACGAAGAAGAAGAAAAAACAGGCGAAGTAGTTCCAGGCACAGGCGAAGAAGAAGCAGAAGAAGGCACAGGCAAAGGAGGTTCCAAAAAGCGCCGTAAGACAAAGCGCAAAAGTGCCAAGCGAAGCAGTGCCAAGCATAGCAGTGCCAAGCGAAGCGGGTCCAAGCGAAGCAGGTCCAAGCGAAGCAGGTCCAAGCGCAGCACTACTAACAGTGCCAAGCATAGCAGTGCCAAGCATAGCAGTGCCAAGCGCAGCACTACTAACAGTGCCAAGCGCAGCACTACTAACAGTGCCAAGCGCAGCAGGTCCAAGACCAAAAAGGCATAAAAGTATTAAAAAAACATTTACATCACGTTCTCTCTAGATTATACTATTACTAAATAGTATAATTTAATAAAAACACGGAATTCTTTAATTATTCCTAAATATAACATATTTTTTTGTTCTCTTTACAACATCGTTTATTTTTATATCAATATCGGTTGATATAAATGTATATCCTTGTTTTCTTAGAATACCACGTACAACATTTAAATAGGGTCTTTTGCATTCAAAATTCGGTTTGAACGATGATATTTCAGAACATGCAAAACATTTTTGGATCTCCTCTTTCATACTTAGAATCGTCATTTGTTTTTCTGTATCCTCATCTAATTCCGATAATAAGAAAGAATGATTTGCATCTAATTTTAAAATATCAATAATTTTTTTACATATTTCTTCCCGTTCTATTTTATATTTATTGCAAAGTTTTACTCGCATATCTTATATAGATTGAGAGAAAAATCTTTAATTATTTATAATATTTATTTATAATAATTATATTTAAAAATAATTAAATAATTCCGTGAAATTATTATATTTAGTAATAGTATACTTTAGTAATAGTATACTATGAATTGCAATAAAAACTCATTAGCCGATGGAATGCCTAAAACCATGTCATTAACGATTAATGAATTAAATATAAAATTGAATTTAAATAATATAAGAACTAAATCACAAATAGATATAATGGATTACACAAAGAAAACGCAGAAAGAGTTAAAAGAACTCTGTAAGGAGCAAAAAATTAAAGGTTATAGTAATAAAAACAAAGAGGAACTAATAAAATTATTACAAAATGAGTCTTCGGTCTCAACGATTGTAATGCCTCCTGCGGAATATTCACCAACTACAAATGTAATATCATTGTTTTCAGGCATGGGTGGAATGGATGTAGGATTTTCAGAACAAGTTATAGTTCATTCCGAAAGCATCTTATCAAGCGAATTTATTGATTCTGCGTACACTATAAATGGTTTTGTAAATTTAAAACGCTTACCATTTAAAGTTGTCTTTCAAAATGATATTCTTCCTGCCGCCAAAAAAGTTGCAGAACTGAATAAGTGGAATCATAATTATACATTAAAAGATATAAGAGATTTATTAATAGAAAAAGACTATGTATTTCCGCAGGCGGATGTCATTACTGGCGGATTTCCGTGTCAAGATTTCAGTCATGCTGGAAAACGAAAAGGGTTTGACTCCACTAGAGGTACCTTATATCAATCCTATGTTGAAGTAGTCAAGCGAGTTAAACCGATTCTATTCATTGCCGAAAATGTAAATGGTCTTTTAACAATGGCAGGAAATCCAATACAAAAAATTATGGACGATTTTGCGGCGGTAGGCTATGAAGTAAAATATCAATTGCTTAAATGTGAAGATTTTGGAATTCCGCAAACAAGGCATCGGGTTATCATAATGGGGATACGTTTGGATTGTCGCACGAAACTTACCGATGACTGGAATATCATTACTGAAAATAAAAAGAAATGTGCAATTAAACATTATTTTACACATCTGGAAGAACCTGATAAATCAACGGACCTGGCCCAACAATCTTATTCAAAAGCAGCAAAATTGGATAAGGGTCAAGGACAATCTGAAATTAAACTGGATGGATTTTGTCCTACGATGCGTGCAGAACATCACGGCAATATTGAATTTCGCCGTATAAATGGAGGAAAAAATAATGAAGGAGATTTACCAGAACGTCGGCTTTCAGTTCGTGAAGCCGCTTTAATTCAAACTTTTCCCCCAAAGTGTATTTTAACCGAAGGTAAATCATCCAGTATGGCGTATAAACCCATTGGAAATGCAGTGCCGCCATTATTAGGTTATATAATTGCACGGAAAGTTCAACAGATTTTAGATCTCTGTCGGGCGGACTGATTCACGTAATTTAATTAAATCCTCCATCGTTTCTATGTTTTGTATTGCTTCATATAATATGCTTTTGGTAAGATCATCTTGCCACGCACAACTTACTTTATTAGGTAGTGAACGATTAACCGCACATTTGGCGTAATGTTCAATCCAACCATCTTTTTTTTGTTCCGAATAAATTATACCCTCCATATGAGACGATGGTGATAATTTATCAAATGTTAATTTCGGTCGTGGTGATCTATCTTGAAACAAATCATGGTCCGTTTTGCGCATTGCCGTATAATATTGCCCGCACCTAATTTCATAATGTCCGTCAACAATCTTAGGTCTACGGCAATAAATCAATGGCTGATTTATATCTAAACCAAGTAGGGTTGAACCAAATGTACTGTCACTTTTTGAACTTTTTAGTTCTAGTTTTTTTTTGGGCACTTCAATCGTTTTTTCGTTCTTTGAAAACGTGCAATTAATATCGGGGATTTTGGCAACCATCGTAATCGTGCCAAGGATTGGATAATGTTGTTTTACGCATATCCAAGCTTCTTGTGCACATTCACACGCTAATTTTGAAAAATCCGTATCCAGATTTGATTCACCGTCCGTCCATTTACATTGTTGAAGGTCTTTTTGTTTTTCATTTAATATAGACGTAGTTAATCCGGCGAGTTCTAACAAGAGTTGACCATTATTTTTCAAAAGATATTCAATATCCTCGTCAAATATTTCGCTTGATGTCGCCATTTTGAATATAGTGTAGGGTTACTGGTTACTATAAATAGTTTTATTTTATTACTTTTCAATTTTATGTTATAAGGTTTAAAAAATATAAACAGCGTTACATGTCCTTCTTATCAATCGTCACGCATTTGGATATCTTCCGAATGATTTTGCTTTCGCTTTCGGCAAACTCGCCTTTCCCGCCCATCGCTTGATTCATAATGCGGAGGTAGACATCGTTTAACGGATGTTCTAGTTTCATGCATTGCGGATGTGCATTACGCCAAGGAATCATCAAATCGCCATTCTTCTTGGTAATGTATTTAATGGCCTTCCGGAGATTGTCATACGTGTCGGTTTCCTTTTCCCAGACATCGTTATCACGGACGTACATGGTTTCCCGCTTTAAATCGCTACAATGAATCGGACGTTTATAGATATCCATTTCACTGAGTTTCCGAATCATCTGCCGTGAAATGCCCTCTACGTAACCGAGTTCGCCGAGTTCTTCCAAATCCGAGAAATCCAGCGTCATAGAATTCACAAAGTCCATAATATTCATTGCATCTTTGCATTTTTCGTTCAAAAACACTTGCATGTTGAAAGTCTTGTTGTTGTTATTGTTGTAGGAATTATTAACGCCGCCGCCACCACTCGTGTTTTTACACACTTCTAGCATTTGCTTATGTAGTTCCGTGTTGCTTTTAACCAATTCCATGATTATATTTTTAAAGTCCACGTGTTCATTTATTAATAACTCTATTTTTTCTTCAGTATTGTTGTGTATATTATTATCTTTATTGGTAGTAGTATTACACTTGTTTTTATGTTTCCATAGTCCACTATACGATTTAAATTCTTTATTACATAGAATACATTTATTATAGTGGGGTTCTTTTTTCAAGTTTTTATTTCCCAAATTAGTTCCATGTATTGCCACATAGTGTTTTTGTGTATCCGTATGTCTTTTCCACTCACTTTTCTTGCTACAATAAAAATGGCAATTATTGCAACTGAATTCTTGGGCGTTTTTGGCGTTTTTGGCGTTTTCCATTTTATATATATATGGAAATATAAAAAAACGCCTAAATACTTTTTTATAAAAATACTATTTTCATAAAAAAATTAGCATCACCACTTTTTTCATCCGAAAAACAAAAACAGACCATGATGGTCACAATTCACTTTTTCAGTTTTTTTCGCTATATTAAGTGGCGCTTTTGCAAAATGGACATTTATAAATGTCCAAAACCGAAAAACCTTCGCCAAACCCAGAAAGTTGTTTTTTTACTAAAACTATTGTATTGAAAAAAGAAATTAATGCAACCTATAAAAAAAGTTAAGGGTGCGGGTTTAACTCTTCAAGGGTGTAAATCGTTTTGGTTCAGAATAAAACTTATAATTTTTATAATGTTCATATAAATCACTACTTATTTTGTCTTTGAATGTTTCGTATTCTAAAATAGTACTGCCACATTGTATGCATGCCGTAATATTTTGTTTTTCTGTAATATAGAGATTCAAATAGTGTATTTGAATATCCCAGCATTCATCGCCTTTCCAACCTTGCTCTTCATTTGTTTTAGTATTAATATGCAATAAAGGTTCATCATTTCTATCATAAAATCCACAATACTCACTCATTCCTATTAATCTACCACCAAATGCTTTAGATGTCATAAACCACAATATATCCCCTGGTTTTATTTTAGTTACAATTGTCTTCATACATCCATTTTTTCCTCGTTTTACTCCCCAAAATGGATATATACTATTACGAAAATTATCACCATTATTTACTCTAAAAATCCAGTGTTTCATTTTCTTTTTTGTGGTTGATAATATGAATAACTTATTAAACAAATCAAATTTATATGTTATAGACTGATGACTTTATTACTAACTGAAAACTTTAAAATTCAAATCAATTTTGTTTATACAATTCAACTACTTTTGTATAGTTATATATAAAGAGGAGAACGATGGTCTGCTCGGTCAGTTGCTCTATTTCGCTCGTCTTTATTGTGGGGATGATTTATTTTTATAATGCAACTGGTAAAAACGAAACGGTTCGGCAGTATAGAACGACTTTAAATGCACATCAGCAAGCGACCTATGACAAAATTGCCAAAGAGCGTTTAACCATAAGTATTCAAGGGTATATGCTGGGTTTAGTATTATCTCTCTTTGTTATTTATTACACTTACCAAAAGAAAGGATTTAGACCTTCGTCCTTGGTTTGTTTGGTGTTAGCGACGAGTTTCATTACAAATTATTTTTACTACATGTTGACGCCGAAAAGCGATTGGATGTTGAATCACGTAGAAAGCCAAGAACAAACGCAAGCGTGGTTAAAAATGTATAAAACAATGCAATACTATTACCATGCTGGATTGGCCTTAGGTATTGTGGGGATATGTATTTTTGCATATGCCTTTAGATGTTAGACTGCAGAGCAACCGACCCGGCGGAACAGTTGAAAAAAAATTAATAGTATATACATACTATATATATACGATTACAATGGGACTTTTTGATTTTTTTGATTATACCCCGAAAAGTTTTTTTAAAAAGGTAGAAGAGAATCTAATCCCAATGGACCCGAAAGAGATTTTAAATATGAAAGCCACGAAGGTAAATGAGAAGTTTGATGAAAAATACAAAGACAATGAAGACTACAAACAATTGCCGGAAGAACAACGTAATGCCATTTTTTTATTACGCGTGTTGAAAAAAGGACTGAGTCAAGACGATAAGAATAGAGCATTGTCTCTTTGCGCCAAAAATGAGATGGCCGCCCTGACTGCCATTGCAATCGCCGAACAACCAAAGGACCCCTATAGCAAATACGATATGAATAATAAACGCTCAAAAACCCCGTCTATAAAACCGGGACCAAGCCTGGAACAAAGAGAACGCACCAAATCAGTGAAACAGGCGCCAACCGCAGCAGCAGCAGCACCCGCACCAGCAGCACCCGCACCACCAGCACCCGCACCAGCAGCACCCGCAGCAGCAGCAAATAATAATGATAATGATAATGCACCGGAACAACTACAAGAAGGCGGCCGAAAACACACCCACCGAAAAACACGGCACGGACGTAATAAAAAAAGGAAGCCGGGGTTAAAAAAAACCCAACGCCACCACCACCACCCTCATGCCTTGCATTGAATCGCTAAGGTCATAACCAATATATATAAACGATTTAAACCTAGGTTCGTATTATTTATAGTATACTAAAAATAATAAAATGAATACAGGCACAAGCACAGCAGGCACAAGCACAAGCACAGCAGGCACAAGCACAAGCATATGGACCACTTTAAAAAATGAAATAAAAACCATCTCAACCGAGCATCCGGTGTTTATATATGTATGCATTGGCGGGGCGTCACACCTTGCCCCGGAAACAAAACTCCCACCTCAAGAGTATCAGCAATTTCCGCCTTTTTTACAAGCCATCTGCAACACGTATCCCAACGTCCATTTTGTATTACTCTTAATAGACCCACTACAAGAATGCCCGCCACGCGTAGCCCGTGATTATTCGCTGCAAGAAATGCCCGAAAGCGACCAAACGTTTTATAAAAACCAAGATGGCACCCTGCGTGCATTTGTTTTAAAAAATACCGTTTACACGGAGATAGAAAAAGAACGGTTTTGTCTAGAAAACGCCGTAAATATCACGACGGAATTAAACGATTTAACCGACTTTGCGCGGAAGAATGACCTAACGTTCTTGTATGATACATTTACGGGACGTCCAGTGTCTATTTTAGCGGAGAACGATGACATAGAGAATAAAAACCATTTACACCAAATTGTCTATGGGATTGGCGGACGCGACGACCATGGGTGTCAAACGGATTTAACGGACCCGCACGCGTATTACCCGTATCGTTTAGAAAAAACCCCCGCGATGATACGCCCGGTGATAAAATTATACAATTATTACAACTATATCGTAAATAATACGTATAAAGATATAGAAAAAGAGTTAATGACCTATCCATGTGAAATGCACGTGTGGGCCGAACTACAAAAAAATAAAATTGTTGAAACGACGGTTGCCCGGTTTAAGAACACATACTTATCCATTTTACGCAAGTTGTATCGAGCACTACATGACGAATCAGATGCCTATGACCCGAATTTTAACAGTTTACCGTTGGTTTATAAAGGGTTGTTTTATGAACTCTACCATCAAAAGGACTATGTGCTATTAAATGAACTTTTTTCAAATTATTTGGCAAGTGAATTAGAGATTCTCATTCATTTAAAAAAGGTGGAAATGACCGGCGAACAACTGTTACACCTGATTATTGACGCCGATGACCCTTATCAATGGTATGATAATTTAAATAATATAATGAATGTGATTAACGTCGTCTAATGCACTGCACGATTCATCTCTACGCTCATTGTAGGTTGGGGTGGGGGGGGGCAAGACACCCAGCAGGCATGAGGGTTTTGATTACGAACCGTGTGTGTGTTTTCTAGTTTTACTGTGTTTCACCTTTTTCTTACGAACACTTTTTTGTGGCTTATTAAACTTATTTTTAATGCGTTGAAATAGATTTTTTTTATTATTCTTACCAAAAGAAAAGAGTGACATTTTTTCATACTTTTTCTCTTGTTTTATTTTATCTAATTCGGATTGTCTTCGTTCATGCAATTGTTCTTCAAATAGTTTATTACGCATCTCCGTGAGTCGGGTTTGTTCCTTACGATAACTTTTAATTGACTTTCTTTTTTTAATTGCATTTTCTTTTATTTCATTTGTAGTTGTAGGTGTCAATGAACTCATGCTAACGGATGTATTCTATATTATGCTTACATAATATAAAAAAAAGATGAAATAGAAATAGAAATAGAAATAGAAATAGAGATAGAAATAGAAATAGAGACTAGCTAAATTAAATAAGAATTTCTAAATCACTTACATTCCAATATTCAACGCCACCATTCGGGATGGGACGTTTAATAATAAATGGAATTTTCTTTTGCTCTAATTCAATCATTGCAATGAAATACCCATCAATCACATTTAATGGCACTTTCACAAACGCTTTTGCGCCTGAATCTAATTGTTTTGCCCGTTGCCCTAGAATACGCGTCATTTCATACTTGGTTAAAATCGGCGTGGTTTTATGCAACGGGTCAACAATAATACCACGTCCGTCACGCACCACCCGCGTCATCGCCTTAACTTCTTCGTAATTATGTGATTTTGATTCTGCATGATTTTCCAAAATATAATTTTCTCGCAATTCACTATCAAATTTTTGTAAATACAATTCATTGTCATCGTATGCTGCATTATCACTGTCATTCTCGTGGTCGTCCTCATCTTCAATGGTTATCGGTGCTGTTTTTTTGGTGGTTTTTAACATTTCAATACCACCAAGCGTGTTGATTTTTGTTTTTTTGGATTTTGTGGTATTGGTTTTTTTGCCTACGTTTGTTTTAGATTTCCCTTTTGAAAATTCATCCTCCCCTTCCCCTTCCCCTTCCGGTTCTGCATCGCTGGCCTCGGGTTCTACCTCGCTGACCTCGGCGTCTTCTTCTTCTTCTTCGACCTCGCTGGCATCCTCGGCCTCGCTTGCATCCTCCTCTCCCTCTCCCTCTCCCTCTCCCTCGCTGGCGGCATCCTCACCCTCACTCTCTCCTTCGGGGTCACTTTCTTCTGGTTCTGCCTCGCTTGCTGCATTCTCACTCTCTTCTATCGCTTTCGTGGCAGCATCAACCTGAATTTTAACTGGTGGTGGTGGTGGTGCTTTTCCAATCGTTTGCTGTGTGGTTTTATTTTTCATTGCCGATTTAATCATCTTTGGTGTTTATGTATATACAATAAAAAAATTTTATATCTTTTTCAATTTTATTATATAATATATAATACCATAATACATAATACATAATACACTTAATGGTGGTCGGTTTTCCAAGTTGTATTACAATGAACACATACATAAACATATTTCATATTAATATCATCATAGCGAATATACATTACTTCGCGATTTGTCTTTGTCCCACTTTCATTTTCGGCTAAACTAGACTTTTTCTGCGCTTCGGCATCGTCTTCGGCATCGTCTTCGGCGTCGTCTGCTTGCGCTTGTGCGTCGGCTACTTGCAACTCAATTGCTTTTAGCGTTTTTTCGGATTCTTTGGCACTTGCCATTGCATCCGCTGCACTGTCAACGTATTTTTTCAATGATTTTGCCGTTGCCGTTGCAGTGGCAGTGGCGGTTTTCTTACTCGTGCCACCGCCTCCGCTCATTGCGTTGCTAACACACTCTTGATTCGGGCATTTAATGCTGTTAATCCGCGGTAACGTCGGATCGTATTTGGTATATTCATTCACTATATGTGTGTATTTTTGTTCGCTGCGTTTCAACTGAATGTCCGATACGCAAATCGTTTCTTCGCCAAGGGATGCATCCTCATTTCCACAATTGCGGCAATAATAAATCAAGGTATTGCTAATGATACCTTCAACATCACTAATTTTTAAATAATACATGTTGTGGCATTGCGAACAAAACTTCATCTTTGAAATGTCTATGTAATATATAGTAACATCTTTTATTTTTAATTCAATTTTATATTTATATGTTAGAGGTGAGGTTATAGGTTAACCGTAGAATTAAAATTAAAATACCATATTAAATACCATATTAAATACCATATTAAATACCATATTAAATACCATATTAAATACCATATTAAATACCATATTAAATACTATAATGAACAACACTACTATGGTAGAGTGAATATTGTTTATTCTCTTTTTTACGTGTAACCCGGTTATGAGCGAGAGATGATTTAAGCGTTAATTTTTTAAATGTTTCATTTAAATTAAATACATCCTTGGGTTTTTTCCTCCACTCAGTGTCAGTAGAATTAATCCACACCCCATGATTAAATGTATTTTCAAGAAACACCTCTGGTAAATAAAAAGCATTACGACGAATACCGTGCCAACCACGAATAAAAGGATTCATTTTATCTTTGTAGAGATAGGTTATCGTATAATGCGTTAATGGCGTGTTGAGTGCTTGTCCGCCAGTTAAACGACTCGTCGTTCCCCCCAAGTAAATCACTTTTTCTTTTAACTTTGTTTCAATCTCTTTAGTCCAATACTGTTTCTTATTAAACCATTCACCCAAACATTCATGTGCAACCATATCTTTTGAAAAAACCGTAATAAACATTCCATCTGGCATTTTTTTAGTGGGGTAGGGTTGTTCTCTCACTAAAAAACTTAAATACCCCACTGCTTTAAGTCCACTACTTCGGTCACGACCAACCCATTGTAAAAACCAATCCGTTGGGATAGAATGATAGACTACCTTGAATGTTTTTACATCATCAACCACATTTATAGGCGGAGAAACGCTTAATTCTCTGAACATAAGCGCATGGGCGGCTTTATTTTCCAAATCCATTGCTTGTTGAAAGGGTATAAAATGTGAAAAATCAGCCGATACGACCGTCATTGTCCCCTTTTCATCTAATTTTGGTATGTTTACCGTTGCATCAAGCGTGCTGACATTAATGCCTTCATACATAATTGTATCGTCGCTAAAGAGTGTTTTCATTGATTGCCACGGAACATAATATTCGTGAAAATAGAGTTGGGAATGAAAGTCTATCGTTGGTATGCTAGTTGCCGGATAATAGAAAATAACAACTTTTTTAATTTTATGGGTTGGTCTAAAGCGTAAGGTATGAGAGATTATAGACCCGGTAAATTCGGTGCCAGCGTGAGGTAATACATATCCGTGTAAGTCGGGTAATTTTATTATATTTTTAAATTTTAAATCTTTGGAATTAAACCACATATATATATATATATATATACATACCTATATTTATATATTAAGGACACTATATTAAAGCTATTGCACGTAGTTATAGTAAGACAAGACAAGACCGACCCTACCAAATGACCATCGTGGAAGACTATTTAAAATTAACGGCAGACTACAAAACCGAGTATGGAGAGAAAACCATCTTATTAATGGAAGTTGGCAGTTTTTACGAGGTGTATGCGCTTATAAATCCAGATGGTACTTATACGGGCAGTCATATTGAAGATTTTGCCAAAATGAATGATATGGTAATTGCCAAGAAAAACATTTGTGTTGGAAAACTTCCGGTGGCAATGGCCGGTTTTGGCACTGCTTATTCGGATAAATACATCCAGCGATTGCAAGAGCACGGGTATACCATCGTTTTTTATAACCAAGACATTAACGGCAAAAACACCACCCGGAGTTTGGCCGAAATCATTTCGCCAGGCACTTTTTTCCCCATTGAAACAGAACAGTTATCTAATAACGTGATGTGTATTTGGTTACATAAAGCAAAGGCCGCGCGGAAAATGCCAACCCAGGTGACGATAGGCATTGCAAACATTGATATTTTCACAGGGAAAACCGCCTTATTTCAATTTACGGCAAATTACAATCACACTCCGTCCACGTATGATGAACTAGAACGTTATATTTCGGCGTATAGACCGAGCGAATGCATTTTTATTGCAAATTTACCGGAACGTTTAATAAACGAGATTGTTAGTTTTGTTGGGTTGGAGAATGCAAAAATTCATAAGATGGATACCTCGGATAAGATGGATACCCTGGATACCTCGTATACCTCAAATGCAACCACAACCACCCACGAAGCATTAAAAAAGGTTGAAAAACAAATATACCAGGTAGAAATTTTGAAACGGTTTTACCCGCATCTCTCTTCTTTTCATGAAATGTTTCCGACGCACTACATTGCAATTCAAGCCTTTTGCTATTTATTGGACTTTGTGTATCGCCATAGCCCTAATTTGGCAAAAAAATTAGCGGAACCCGTATTTGAAAATTACACAGACCGACTACTCTTATCCAACCATACCTTGAATCAATTAAATATAATAGATGATACCCGACATACCGGCAAATTGCGTTCGGTGAGCAGTTTGTTGAATCATTGCGTCACCACCATGGGAAAACGGCAATTCCTCTATAATCTGCACTACCCCATTACCCACGAACCGACACTACACGCCTCGTATGAAATTACGGCGCATTTAATTGCAAAGGGCGAAGAAAGTCAGCAGGTTCTTCGCGCAAAATTAAGTCCCATAAGTGATCTGGAAAAATTTATGCGCAAGATGGTGACGCAAAAAATGGCGCCGAAAAATCTCTCGGCCTTAGTGGATGATTTAACGACCATCGCGCAACTAAACACCTTCACCCAAGCAGATGCGACGCTGTCGTCTTATCTAGCGTCCCTCACCTTAATTGGGGCAAGTGATTATCCGAAGATTAAAACCTATTGCCAAACCATCCTAACCGATATTTCGCGCGTATTTAATGTGGACGAATGCCGCCACTTAACTGACGTGAGTTCAAATGACTCAACGACCATGATTAATAAAGGCATCTCGCCTTTAATTGATGACTTAGCCAAGAAAAGCATGGATGGAAGAGAGAAGTTGGAAGCCTTATGTCATTATTTTTCCACTCTTGTTCAACAGCATGAAAAAGTCCCTGCAAAAAAAATGCTATCCGCCGCCGCCGCCGCCGCCCCCGCTTACATTAAAATTCATGAACCAGCCAAAAATAACCCGTCGTTAATTGGCACAAGCCGACGCATGGGGTTATTAAAAACGGCCATCGCCAAAGAGACGACCTCCCCTACGGTTAATCTCTCTTATTATTCCACCTACAGTAATACAACCGAAACGTTTCCCTTAACGCTTGCCGAGATTGAATACACCACGGGCAGTGGCAGTAAAACCGATATGGTCGTCACCAGTAAAGAAATACGGAAAATAATTAGCGATGCAGCGGAATCACGTATGAAATTAATGCACGAAACGCAACTCTTGTTTTATACCTATATTGCCGAGTTCGCCAAATTTGAAAACGAATTACAGAAAATTATTCATTTTACGACGGAGATGGATATACTGCAATGCAAGTATTCTATTGCAACCAAATACAATTATTGTAAACCGGAACTACAACCTGCACCCGCACCTGCACCGAACTCTTTTTTATCTTTCACGGGCATCCGCCACCCTTTAATTGAGCATTTACAAACCAATGAATTATACGTGACCAACGACCTGACTTTGGGTCTGGATATCAATGGGATTTTGCTGTATGGCAGCAATGCCGTGGGGAAAACCAGTTTTATTAAATCCGTCGGGATTGCCGTGATTATGGCGCAAGCCGGACTCTATGTGCCATCGGAAACATTTGTCTATAAACCCTATCAATCCATTTTCACGCGAATTTTAGGCAATGATAATTTGTTTAAAGGCTTGTCCACCTTTGCCGTGGAAATGACCGAACTCCGAACGATTTTAACCATGGCGAATGAAAGTAGTTTAGTGCTGGGGGATGAATTGTGTTCAGGGACCGAAAGCGACTCGGCTTTAAGTATTTTCACGGCGGGTTTGGAAATATTACATAAAAGAGAAAGCACCTTTTTGTTTGCCACGCATTTTCACGAACTTGTGCATTATGAGGAAATTACTGCACTGGCTAAATTAAAAATGATGCACATGGCCGTGCACTATAACAAAGAATTAAATACCTTAGTGTATGACCGAAAGTTGCGTGATGGACCGGGTGAAAGTATGTATGGGTTAGAAGTGTGTAAATCGCTTAACTTGCCGGAAGAATTCTTGGAACGAGCACACGACATCCGGATGAAGTACAACCCCCATAGTAAAAATATGCTAGCACTTACGCCGACGCATTTTAATGCAAAAAAAATTGTGTCGCAATGTGAACTATGCAATAAACACACTGCAAGCGAAGTGCACCATTTACAACATCAGAAAAATGCAAGTCCCGAGAACAATTATATTTTGAATAAAGCTAAACAAAGTTTTCATAAAAATCATGTAGCAAACCTGATAAACATTTGCGAACAGTGTCACCGGGATATTCATAAAACCAATCAAGAGCACAAGGTTGTAAAAACGACGAGTGGTTATAAAATAATGCCTTTATAAAAAAACTTCTCTCTTTATAATAGATTAGACCGTAGAAATGAAATTAGCATTCTCATCATTTAGATTAAAAGGATTAAATACATTAAAGGGATTAAATACATTAAAGGGATTAAATACATTAAAGGGATTAAATACATTAAAGGGATTAAATACATTAAATAGAAGATTAAACAAGTTCACAGTAATTAAACAGGCAGGGAAAGAAGTATACCTCGTCTTGATCGTTTTATGTATTGTCGTTATCGTCTATCTGCTCTATCGTATACTGCATCGTAGACTATATCCTAAACGATTAAAAATGCAGTATAAAGAAGGGTATACTACAACCTCAACCTCAACCACCGGTTCAGCCGTAGCATCAACCTCAACCTCAACTATCGGTTCAGCGTTAGACTCACTATTAACACCCACACCCAATCCATCCTACAGAGGATTTAAAGGCGAAATGCATGACAGTGTAATAAATGCGTCCGACGCTGCAACAAGTTCGGTAGAAGAGGTCGTTGATTTTGGGATGGACCAGGTATCTGCAGTGGATAATCAAGTTGGCGGAGCGTTAGATGATATTTTGGATTTTATTACGGAAAAAAAAGAAATACCACCTCAATGGCGCGATTTTTATGGCGATGGGGAAATGCAAGAACCCGACGTGTACAGAGCCTTACCGGATACCACGCTTATTATAAATGACAGTTGTAGCAGCAAAGGGTTTCTAAATAGTGCCTATAAACAAGATATATGTGTTAAATATGGCGGGAACCCCGTAGAGTTAAATAAAAAATGTAAAGGGTTGTCAATCACAAATTGTAACATACCGAGTTGTTGTGTTTTATTGAATGGCAAAAAATGCCGTGCAGGCAATTTTAATGGACCGACCTTTTTACAAGAAGGAGGGAAAGACCTAGATTTTGATTTTTACTACTATAAAAATAAATGCTATGGTAAATGCGACCTGAGTTTAAACCGTTTAGATAAATGCAGCAAATACCAACATAACAGTGTGGGCATTTCTAAAGAGTGTATGCAGCAAATGTTTAATAATTATGGATGTTCTAATCCAAGTCCGGAGTATTTCATTAATGCTGACATGGTTAAAAAGTATAGTTTATCTTCTAAAAGTTATATGGAAAATTATATAAAAGATGAAATAAAAGAGATACTAGAAAATAAGTATAATTTAGATATGCTTATAAAATGCAAAGGACAACCCTATGTGATTGAAAAGTACAAAGAGTTTAATACACAATTACTCCCAGCGACAACCGATGAAGAAATTATCACGAAATTACGCACCGAAGGTGATATAGATTTTGAAGAAATTTTTAAGTATAATGTGGGGTAAGGAAGGGTTGGCGCTTGGTTTATCATCAGTGAGGTGTTCCTTTTCATTTATAAGAGAGATAATGAATTCTTACTATAGTATAAATTCTTAGTATAGTATAAATAATAGAGTATGAAATTTAATCGTATGAAATTTAATCGTATAAAATTTAATCGTATAAAATTTAATCGTATGAAATTTAATAGTATAAAATTTAATACAAATGATACTACAGTAATTGTTATTATATTAATCGTATTATTGATAGGTTTAGGCATCTACTGGTATTATAAACACACTACTATTTTAGAAGGCATCATTTCACCTCCCGCTGCATCACCGCCGGAAAACACTTTGGGACGACTAACCAATTCATTAAATTCATTTATGGCCGATCTTAAAGCGGAAACCGGACAATCAGGTACCTCTTTTGATGCAACCAGCACTGCCGATATCGTTGGTCTTATGGATAAACTAAAAAAAGTAACAGGTCTGACCCAACAAACCGATAGCATCTATGATGCAGAGCGCCCGTATGCCATTCCCGCCGACGATGATCCCGCAAATTTAATAAACCGAATGTCAACCAGTTATCCGGGAGAAACATTTTTAACAGAAGACCGAAATCGCTTTAGTGATAGTTTTTGTGAAACCTATGGTCCGGGTTCAGGGTCCGATTTAAACGTAGAATGCAATAAATTAACGGCCGAGAATTGCAATCAAACCAAGTGTTGTATTTTTTTAAATGGTCAAAAATGTGTTGCAGGTAATCAAGCGGGTCCCTCGGTTACGGTTGACGCTAGCACGGGGGAGGACATTGATTACACCTATTATTCGTATAAAAATACGTGTTATGGTAGTTGCGACAATGAAACCTCTACTACATCGGCAAATCCTTGCTCATCCTACACGAACGATTCCACGTCCATTGATAAATCGTGTATAAATAGGTATTGGAAACAAACCGTCTGTGGTGAAGCCGAGAAAAATCCGAATTATATTACAGATAACCTAGTGAAAGAATGGAAAAATCATAGCCGAGCGGCAATAAAGGAAAAAATTCAAGATATTGCAAGCGATGAACGTCACTATGCAAAGTGCTATGGAACGGATGAAACCAAATGGCCGCTGCCGTGTGATGGAACGACCGTGACCAGTTTTGGATTATCTCAACGCTGTATGACTGATTTATTTAAAAAAACCGGCTGCACCTATGATGGCACCGTAAACCAGGCCTTTGTAGAAGAACATAAACTAGAACCAAAATCTGCAATGATTAATATCTTTACGGGTTATTTTAATGGCAAGGATACAGTTTCAAAACAAAAATGTTATGGTCCCGATGAAATGGCGTGGCCGGATGGTTGTGCAAATGTGTCTGATGGCACCCTGCTGAGTAATGTGCCAAAAGAATGTGTTGAAAGCCTTTGGCGAAAAATATACAAGGGGGTTTGCCGGACAGATTTTTTAGACAATCTCTATGATTCTGAAGGCAAATTGATTGAAATAACACCGTTACTTGCAGGGACCGTCGCCGACTTAAAAAACACGAGTGCAGACCAAATAGAGGATATGCTACATAACCCCACAAAAAGAACGCAGTGCTACGGTTCAAATCCAAATAATTGGCCAGGGATAACTAAGGTAACCCCAGACCCCTGTGCAGGAATACCCAAAATTTTTAAACGTAATGCAGCCGGACAACTTGTAAAAACGGCGACCAGCGAGGTGTCGGTGGGGTGTCGACAACGCTTAGCGGACCTCGTATCGTCCACTAATCTGACGGATGCAACCGATGTTGCCAACATGAAAGTAAACTTACGAACTGGTAACCCTCCCACCGGTGAACTAGATACAGTGCTTTCTATGATTCGCCGTTAAATGTTACCAATGTAGAAAGTACTATAGTACCACGTAGAAAGTACTATAGTACCACGTAGAAAGTACTATAGTACCACGTAGAAAGTACTATAGTACCACGTAGAGTGTAAAAAATTGAAATAAATAAATAGAGTTTTGTTTTAATATAAATATAACTCTATACACTATACAAGATGCTTCTCCCCGTGAAATGTTTTAGCTGCGGTAAAGAAATCAGTAGTTACTATCGCACCTATGAACGTGAGGTGCGTAAAAAGAAGTTAGCGTCAGGCGTGAGTGATGTAGTGTATTTAACCAAAGTGAATACAGACAAAACGGCCGAAGGCGAAGTATTAGACAGTTTAATGATTACTAAAATGTGTTGTCGTCGGCATCTATTAACCCACGTTGAAATTGAATAAGTATGTATATATCGTAGTTACCCCTACCCCTTGTATTTTATTCCTTTTTTCCGTTCGGTTACCTACCTGTTCCTTTTTTTATATATAATTTTTATATTCATTATATATAAATGCCCACTAAAGGTAAAGGAAGAAGAACAAAAAAACATTTGCATAGTGCACACCATCGGCGTCACCCGCATAGTGCACACCATCGGCGTCACCCCCATAGTGCACACCATCGCCGCCACCCCCATAGTGCACACCATCGGAAAACCATGAAAAAAACCAGCAAGCACAAGCGTACGCCGACTCACAAGCGCAAACACAAACGCAACCCACGCCACACCCGCAAACGCATGCATGGCGGTATGGCAGTGTATCCTGATGCGCATATTCCCGATGAAATGAATAGTTTTAATAATGGGTTAGGAAGTTTAGGTAACAGTTATAATGCAGGAGTCGCCGGGCAACCTGGCGGAAATCATTATGCCTATAATACGAATGTAAAGGCCGCACCCATGCCATCAAATCCTCAGGCACAAATAGGTGGACGCAGACGTAAATGTAAGTGCAAAGGAAAATGCAAGTGTAACCGGCGTGGTCAACGCGGCGGAGGGTTTAGTAGTTTTGTCTCCACGGTCCTCCCTGAAGAGTTGGTCAATGTGGGGCGGGCAATACCTTCTGCACTTGGACATTTGGCAGATAAATTTAACGGCGACCTGTCACATCCGTCTTCACTGGTTTATCCGACCCAACAACCACACGTCTATGACGCAAATGATGGTAGAGGTGCTTTAATAAATCCGAATAAGATGTCTATTGCCGATATAAGAGACATCTATGCACATGAAAGTGATAGAGTAAGTGCATTATAAATTCAGATTCGTTGCTTGTATACCTTTATAAAGTATAATTTTGTAAAAAAAATAGTATAAAATTTTAAAAAATTATAATTATATATAAATGACCTTCAAGTATATCAAAAAGTTATGCACGCCTGCATTTGTTTATTTAGTTATTTCTTCCATTACGCTTTTCTTATTAATACTTCAAAATAGTGGAAATAAGCATATGTATTGTGCTGGTTCTTATGAATGCCAAGTCCCAAATACATCCGTTGTTTTATTTGTTGAATTTCTTTATGTTGCCTTCTGGACGTTTGTGTTAGACTCCATATGTAAATCCGGGTATAAACAATTCTCGTGGTTTTTAGTGGTGTTTCCGTTTATATTATTTTTTGTGTTAATGGGCGGAATGATGGTAATCCAAGGGGTTGAACAAAGATAAAATGCAACGAGGCAATCGGTTCTCTACAATTGGTTCTCTACAATCGGTTCTCTACTATCGGTTCTCTACAATCGGTTCTCTACAATTGGTTCTCTACCATATATTATATCTAATAAAATATGGTATAAAATTATACTAATAATCTAATAATATAATAATAATATAAATGGAAGAACGGTTTCCATGGTTAATTATAGAAAAATATTTTAACGATAATCCAAATTATCTGGTAAGTCATCATTTGGACTCGTATAATTCGTTTTTTAACGAAGACATTAAACGTATTTTTAAAGAGAAAAATCCCATCCGCATAATGAAAGAACAAGACCCGGATACAAATGTATTTGGATTAAAATGCGAAATGTATTTAGGTGGAAAAACGGGCGATCGTTTGTATTACGGAAAACCAGTTATTTACGATGAAAATCGTGAGCATTTTATGTATCCAAATGAAGCACGTCTGCGTAACATGACCTATGGAATTACAATTCACTATGACGTTGAAGTTGATTTTTTCATTTTGAATCAAGAGACCGAACAAATAGAAACAAGCACCATGCTATTAGAAAAAATATTTTTAGGACGCTTTCCAATTATGCTACAATCGGATTTATGTGTTTTAAATCGGTTGGACAAGCAAGTGCGTTTTCAAATGGGCGAATGCCGTAACGATAAAGGAGGGTATTTTATTATTGATGGGAAAGAGAAATGCATTGTCTGCCAAGAAAAATTCGGCGATAATATGCTTTATATAAGAGATAAGGCAAACGATACCTATAGTCATTCCGCCGAAATACGCTCGGTCTCGGAAGATGCATCAAAACCCATTCGCACCTTATCCATTAAAATTGTGTCGCCGACGAATACTTTATCAAACAATAATATTGTGGTTATTGTTCCTAACGTTCGTGCCCCGGTGCCTTTGTTTATTCTGATGCGTGCGCTTGGCGTTGAATCGGACCGTGATATTATAGATTATTGTTTGTTGGATAGAGAGAAATATTCCAATTACGTGGATTTATTTATCCCCTCCATTCACGATGCAGGTAGACTATTTAATCAAGAAGTGGCCTTGAAATACATTGCCATGTTAACCAAGGGCAAAACAATTCCACATGCCTTGGAAATCTTAACGAACTATCTGCTTCCGCATATTGGCGAGATGAACTTTAACGATAAGGCCTATTTCATTGGGTATATGACAAAGCAACTCTTAATGGTTTACACGAAGGAAATGAAAGCCACCGACCGTGATAATTTTGCTTATAAACGCATTGAATTGACGGGTTCTCTCTTGTATGATTTATTTAAGGAGTATTATAATATAGAACAAAAGCATCTATTTCAACGGTTTGACAAAGAATATTATTATAAGGGGATTTACAAAAAAAATTTCACCTCGCTCATTGAATTAAATTACAAAGAGTTTTTTGGCGAGCGGATAGTGGAAGCCGGTTTTCGCAAAGCATTTAAAAGCAGTTGGGGCGCCGAAGCGCATACGAAGCGGGAAGGGGTCGTTCAAGGTGTAAATCGGTTAAGTTTCAACTCGTTTATCTCGCATATGCGAAAATTAAATTTACCTTTAGATGCAAGTGCTAAAATCGTGGGTCCTCGTTTAGCGCATACCACGCAGTGGGGTATTATTGACCCGATAGATACGCCTGATGGCGGGAATGTGGGGTTGCATAAAAGTATGACGATTACGGCGACCGTGACCAAAGGGTATTCGGCAAAACCAATGGTTAAATGGTTAAGAACCCATGCCGCGATGCTTTTGTTAAACGAATGCACGCCACTGATTTTAGCTCATTTGTGCAAAGTCATAGTGAACGGCCAATGGGTTGGTGTTATTGCTGAACCGCGCGAAATAGAAGAGCGAATGAAAACACTACGTCGGGTGGCCGTATTACCTACATTTACGAGTATTTACTGGAATGTTAAAACCAATACGCTCTTTATTTACACCGATGCAGGTCGTATTTGTCGTCCCGTATTTTATGTGGATAAAAAAACCAATAAACCGAGTTACATCAACGAAGCGATGATTGAAAAAATTAATAAAAATGATTTCACGTGGGAACAATTAATTACTGGGTTTGCAAAAAAGAAGGATGAGAACTTCAATTTAAAAGGTGGAAAATTGTATCATACCCTCGCGGACCTTTACAATGTCACGGATTTAAAAGAGTTGTCGGCTTCAAAAGGGTTGATTGATTATTTGGATACTTCGGAAACCGAGGGTGCCTTAATTGCAATGGATTATGATATTATGAAAGCGCACGAAAAACCGTATACGCATATTGAAATACATCCGTCACTTATGCTAGGTGTGCTGGGAAACCAAGTTATTTTTCCCGAGAACAACCAATTGCCACGGAACTTATTTGCGTGCGGGCAATCCAAGCAAGCGATTTCGCTCTATCATACAAACTATCCAGTGCGAGTAGATCAGACCGGTATTGTGTTAAACAATGGGCAAATACCGTTAGTGAAAAGTCGTTATTTAAAATACATAAATAATGAAGAGCATCCGTGTGGGGAAAATACAATTGTGGCAATTATGTCGTTTAATGGGTATAATGTAGAAGATTCTATTCTGTTTAATGAAGGGTCGGTGAAACGTGGTTTGTTTCGCACCACTTATTTTAGTTTATATGAAAACCGCGAAGAAAGCGAGAGAATTGGAAACAATACGATTGATAAAGTGTTTACAAACATTGAAAGCCGCACGGTGGTTGGCATGAAACCTGGCTGCGATTACTCGCACTTAGATGAATATGGATTGATAAAAGAAAATATGCCCGTAGATGAAAAAACGGTTCTGATTGGGAAAGTGATGACGAATGTAGAAAAACCCGACACCTTTATCGACGCTTCAACGCTGCCGAAAAAAGGACAAACGGGGTATGTTGATAAATCATTTATGACCGAAGGCGAGCAAGGAACGCGGATTGCAAAAGTGCGGGTAAGAAGTGAACGTATTCCGGCTATTGGGGATAAATTTTGTAGTCGGTGTGGACAAAAAGGAACCGTGGGGTTACTCATACCGGAGGCAGATATGCCATTTACGGCAAATGGTCTAAAACCGGATATTATCATTAATCCACACGCTATTCCCTCGCGGATGACGATTGGACAGTTAATTGAATCGTTGATGGGGAAAGCCTGTGCAATACAAGGAGCCTATGGCGATTGCACCGCTTTTGTAAATAAAAGTGATATGCCGAAAGTATTTGGGAATATATTAACCGAGAATGGGTTTCATTCTAGCGGGAATGATATTTTATATAATGGGCAAACGGGCGAACAAATAGAAACAGAGATTTATATGGGACCGACCTACTATATGCGATTAAAACACATGGTGAAAGATAAAATCAATTACCGAGCCCAAGGACCACGAACGGCCTTAACCCATCAACCAGTTCAAGGACGGTCAAACGACGGTGGTCTTCGTATTGGCGAAATGGAACGCGATGGATTAATTTCACATGGTATTTCGGGGTTTTTACAAGAATCTATGTTAGACCGAGGCGACGATTACTATATGGCTGTATGTAATAAAACCGGCGCAATTGCCATATACAATGAGAGCAAAAATTTATTTTTGAGTCCTCAGGCGGATGGACCGATTCAATTTACAGGCGCAATAGGCGAAAAGGGCGAAGAACTCCATATTCAAACCGTGAGCAAATACGGACGTGACTTCAGTATTGTGCGCGTTCCGTATTCATTTAAACTGCTCATGCAAGAATTATTAACAATGAACGTTCAACTGCGACTAATTACCGAAGCAAACATTGACCAAATGACGAACATGTCCTTTTCCGATAATATCAAGAAGTTGACTGGCAGCGATATTGCAAATTTAAAAGGGATGGAACAAGAACTAGGCGGTCCAACCAAAGGAATCACGCGCGCCGAAAAGAAAACGTTGACCGAACTAGGGTTTACGAAGTTAACGCCGCCTCCCTTTAAAAAATGGGTTATACGTAAAATAAATGCAATTAAAGCAAGCGATTTAACGGAGATTCCAAGTGAAGCAAACACTGCATTTGTTACATTAGAACCTGCACAAGAAAACCAATGGTTTAAACTCCGCGATGAAATAGATGCTGCAAAAACAAAATTAGATGCTATACCCAGCACCGTATTTTCGGGTATTATGAATACATTGGATATGTATGCACGCTTAAGAACGATTGTGCAAAAGAATTACAATATGGAGAATGCAACCAATGCAGCATTAAAAATGTATGAATTAATAAATCAAATGGAATTGCTGAATAACAAGAACGGCGATTGTTTGCCGAGCATCAATGCCTTCTGTAATGCCGAATTACCTGGAGCATTTATAATTGCAATTAATCATTTTATGCGAACAAAATGTATTAGTAGTGAATTTGATTGGATTGCAAGTTCTTATTTACCCGAAGCTGCAATGAAAACCGGCAATACCACCATTTTGGAAGACCGTTTTAAAATTTATGAGCGTAACCGAACGCATTGGTTAATGGGACCCCCGCCAAATGGATTACCCGAAGGCGAACCACCGTTAACCGGTGACGTGACGGACCCCGTGGTTATTAATACATTGGGAAATGCCGCTCATTTGCGTTTTGCCAACAACGATGGTGCCACTTTATATACAAGTGACGTTGGTATAGAAATTAGTCAAGAAAACTTGAACCAACAAGAAGAACTAACCTCATTTGTAAACTTTGGACAAATTGTGACAGGTCTCTTGTCCCTTGCAATTGGCGGTCATTTGGTGACCAAGCAGTTTACCTTTGTTACGCCGTTCAATCGTTCCTTAATGGCAATTGTTGCTTCGTTGTTTGATGAATGTTATATTACTAAACCGAAAACCAGTCGCCCTACCAATTCGGAAATCTATTTGGTGGCCAAAGGATTTAACGGAATTAGCGGTGACCTTGTAAGAGGACTCTTGGACCGCTGCGAAGCCTACAAGACCCTGGACAAACTACCGACAACCTGGGGGTCATTAATAGCGCCAGACCTATTAGCACAAGTAGACGCGGATATTTTAGCGGCCGCTCAAGAATTATACGGCGAACAGCAGATTGATTTTTTAAATGAAATATCAACGACCTATCGTTTATTTAATCAGCACAATGATATTAAGAAAATTGTTAGTAAATATGAAGTAGAGGCACAAAAAACGTGGTTAACTGAAAATCCCTTGATTGTGATACCAAGCGATGAAAATTTAAATAATAAAAAAGAAACCATAGAATTGTCGCAAATGAACCAAGAAACCACCTTGGAAGATGACGAAAAACTTTATGCAGAACTACAAAACCAACTTGCCGAATTAAACGCAAATGCACAACCTGGAGACACCTTTCCTGCCCAAGAAGGAGAAGCGGCGTCCATTCTTATGCCGCCGCCGCCGCCGCCGCCTAACCCTAATCCAGCTAAGAAGGCAGACGACACGACGGAGGCGAAAGAAGAAAACCCCGAGAAAGGCGCGAATGAGAAAAAAACAATACGGTTTAAACTATAAACCTAAACCCTGACGAACCACCCCGCTTCACGCCTACAGCGAAGATGAAAGTAAACATTAAACCTCAACGCTCGTTGTAATAATAAAATTGAAACATATTAAATATAAATTATATATATTATAGTAAAGTAAGGCAGAATGGCACAAGAAACGATCCAAAGCAGCCAAGTCATTGAAATCTATAAATCGCGTAAACATATTATTGATTTATTGAAGTTACAGGGGTTTGATGTAACCAAGTATGAACAGTTCAGCATCAATGATGTAAATACGTTGTTAGAAACAAAGCAAATGGATATGTTAGTTGAAAATACAAATAATGGGAAAAAAACATATGTCAAATATCACATGAGTAATAGTTCGGTTGGTTTAGCAAAAAGCATGAGACCAGTTACTATATATGAATACATTGAAGATTTGTATACATTAGATGAAGTTTTAGAAAAAAAAGACGATTTGATTATTATTATGAAAGATGAACCCAACGATACAATCCGCAAAACCCAAGTAGATATTTGGGAACAAGATGGTATTTATGTAAATATAATCAATATTAAACGCCTTCAATATAATATTATGAATCATCAATTGGTGCCAAAACACACTGTTTTAACGCTTGAGGAGTCAACCGAAGTGAAACGAATATACAACATTACCGATAATAGTCAAATTCCGGATATATCTAGGTTTAGTCCGGTCTCTCAAGTGATTGGTATTCGTCCGGGTGATTTATGCAGAATTCAGCGCCCTAGCAAAACTGCAATTAAGGCCGATTTCTATCGGGTGTGTTTAAACAAATAAATAGGGTAGATGCATCATAGATGACGCAGAGACGCATTTCATATGCAACTTGCAACTTACTATTCTCGCTAATCATTTCATTTCATTTCATTTCATTTCATTCTCTCTCTCTATAATTATTATTACCCTTATATATAAGTATACTTCTGAAATGGGTGATGAGATGATTAATTCTAGTTTATTAACCAATAAGGCAAAAGACCTAAACGATCGTTTTTTTTTATATTTAAATGAAATTGTTAAAGTCTTTCCTAATGCAAAAGAAAGTCCAACTCTTATTTCCAGATATAACTCCGATAAAACAAACCAACAAGTATACGAGTCTTCAATAAATGAAATGGTGAAATTACAAACCGACTACTTTATGTTTAGTAATTTAGTAACAAAAGAAACCAATGAACTATTTAAGCGTTTAAATGATTTAGATAATAACATTCGGTCTATTGATACTAAAAATAAAGAGTTAATGACCAAATTAAAGGATTTAAAAGGGTCTACTTATTCAGCCGAAGGTTTATTTGATGATGCACAATTAACGAGAAATCAAGTGTTAGTTGGAAATGTTATTTTATTTCTAACTATTTCAGCAGGGGGGTATATTGGTTATACCAGATTCATACAACAAGTTTAATAATATATTTTATGAAGATAATGTATATTATTAATGTCTGGTAATTATTATAATTCAGATATGAACACTTATCACAGTTATAATAAAAATTCACAAAATAATATGAATAGTGCTATTATTCAAGGCAAGTTATTCACTAAGTATGCAGATGAGTATAAAACCGTGATTGAAAAAAACGGAAATCTTATAAACAGTTTAACGTCGGGATTTGATTCAGTTATAGAAGCAATGGACGGTAATGATTCAGTCCAACAAAGCAATACCGATTTAACCCGGACAAATGCTATAACCGAATATGAAAATGAAATGAATAAATTAACAAGTGAATATGCCACAATGTATAATACCTATACAAAAAATGAAACCTCGTTAACCAATAAAGAAAATAAAGATATTGAAGAAGAATTATTACGCAAAAAAGATAGGTTAAAACTATTATCTGAAAACATAAAAAATGAAATGACTAAATTATTAAAAGACAATGAAATAAATACCGTGGATACGACGGTCAATGCAACCGAGGGGTTTGCGCTACACGATGAAACCACCACCATCTTGGGAAAATTAGAAACGACGAATTTATCCATGACTTCAAACTATTATTTTTATTTAGTCTATTTTATTATAGCACTAACCCTATTATCCTTTACCTTTAACATTTTCATTAACCCAAATGCCAATGTGATGAATGCACTATTTGTCGTGGGTGGTATTGTTTTGGTTTTTTTAATATCAAAAATGATGTCTTAACTTTGTGGTAAATCCGCACAAAGGTCTAAAAAATAATAACATATAGGTTATCAATAAGATAGGTTATTTAATATATTTAATATATAATAGTAGAATGAACCTTGGTCGTGAGATAAAAACCCGAATAGCAGGTATTAACAAGTCAATTCTAGAATACCGCGCATTGCATAACAGTATATTTAACGACAACGGGACGGTTATAACACAAGTATCTTTAAATTTAGGGTTGCCTTATTATATTGAACATGCCTTAACTGGAAAAATACTAACAATGAGCAATAATAAAAACAATACGTTAACCTTAGAGAATAAACCAACTGCACTAAACCCCCTAAAAAAATCACAAGAATGGAATATAATAAGTGTACCGGAGTCAACGACGAGTTCAACGAATACCATGTATAAAATTTCATCTAACACCACCGTGGATAACAATAACAAATGCCTATCCTATGATAATGCCGGGTCAACGCATCCAAAAATATTAAATTTTCAAACGACGACATCTATCTGGAAAATAACAGAAAATAATGCATATAAAACAATTGGGGTTGGGTTGAACACGGCACGTGTATTGGATGTGTCAGATAACCTATTGGAACTAAACAACCTAGATTTAGGTGATGCAACACGAACCTTATCCATCAATAGAATAGATACACAATCTTGGATTATTATGCCCTCGCCCTTGGCCTTTTTTAAAAAACGGGATGCAATTTATCTAGAAATGAATGAACTAAAAAATTTAGTTAAAAAAACATTACCCACAAAGGTAAACAATAACGAGGCAATTGCAAGTAATGTTTTTAAAATAAATGAAACAATAATAGAACTTGAAAAAGCAATAACTGCATTAGACCTTAAAACAACACAGATTAATATGAATAATCCAGAGTATGACCCTGAAATATTAGAAGGAAATTATCAACATACAACCTTATATACAACTTCAACATTTTACACTTATGTTGCATATATACTCTTTTCTCTATTTATTATTGCAAGTTTAATTTATATATACATTAATCCCGATGAAACTAGTTTAGATATGTTCATGGTTGCACTCTCCATATTTATTTTACTGTATTATATCTATGATTATTTTAACAGTAAACAAACGAGTTTTACTATAAAAAAATAGAATTAAATTATTAATATGTATATATATATTAATACTATGAGCAATCTAAATGATAGGAGAAATCCAAATGATACACCCCAAACAAGAACTACCCCTACCCACCAAAATAGAAAAGAATTTTTATATAGAAAAGAGTCTTCTAACTTTTTTAATCAAGGACTAGATTACCTTAATAATAAATTTAAAAAATTATCTCATCTCATTGCTGACACCACCGAAACAACAACCACCGAAGGGTTTGGCGGCATATTAAATAATTTTAATAGTAGCAATAGTTTATTACAACAAAAAATTACAAGTGATAGTACGGCAAATACCACGATTGGTACTAATCTAACTAGAAATATACAAAAATACAATAATGCCCGAGATGCACTCAACAAAAAAACACTAGACTATTTGGACAATTCATCAAATATAATACGAAACCGTAATATATTTATAGATC